AGTCGATCAAGGCAGCGGACCCGATTGAGGAATACCGCATCGTCTTGAAGGGCGTGCCGATCTGCGGCCTTCGTGCGGCGTTCATCAAGCTCAAACGCGGCGAGTATCCAGACTTGAAGCCGGATTTCATTCCTCTTCCGGCGGCGCTGGCTCGGCTGGCGCGGGAAGAGGCCGCCAGCAAGGTCGAGCTGCGGCGGATGGCTTCGGAGCGCCGGCGCGGTCTTCTCGATAGCTCGAAGATTCTGTCAGAGCGCAATGTGGCGTCTGAAGCGAAGCGCCGCTCGGCGGCGGAGATCATCGCCAGCGTGACAGCAGCCATGCAGGCAGGGGAGAGCGCGGCATGAACATCCACCTCGAAGCGCAAACCTTCAAGAGCGGTGCGGAGATCATCGCAAATGCTGCCGCTGTCCGTCGCCGCCTTCTTCGGCCGGCAGCCCGCCAGCAGCTTGCGCCGGCCTTGCCTGTCCTCGAAGTGCGTTCGGTGCCAACGCGCACTCGCCTCCAAGAAAACGACGCCCATGTGAAAGCCTGGCAGCGTTGGAAGGCCTCGGCCGGCTCCCCGATCAAGGGCTACATCATCTCCAGATGCGAAGAGATGGGCATCCCCTACCAAGAGATGATCGGCCCCCGAAAGACTGACGATATCGCCCATGCCCGCCACATGCTCATGTGGGAAATCAAAACCACGGTGAAGCCGTCGATCAGCTACCCGGAGCTGGGAAGGCTTTTTGGCGGTCGCGACCACACTACCGCGCTTCACGGCGTTCGCCAGCACGCAAAGAGGATCAGCCATGAGCCACAAGCCTGACCTCCAAGCCATCAAGAGCGCGAACGGAGAGCGCAAGCGCCGGGAAACGGCCATTCATCGGGTTATTGACGCCTATGTCCGCGGAAAGAGCCCGGATTACTGCATGCGGGAGATTTGCCAGATTATCGGCCGGATTCCACGCGTCTCGTTCCTTAACGGCAAGGAGGGGTGAGGGTGATCATCCGAAACCTTCGCAGGATGCTGGCGGCGTGGACAATGGTTGCAGTGTACCTGCTCACACCGAAGCGAGACAAGACAACAATCCTAGCAATCGCACTCTGCGCAAAAGAAATGCGCGATAGCATCGACTGAACGGCGGAACACGAGGAACACCACAATGGCAAGACGAGGACGGAAGGCGAAGCCCAGCACGGTCGATCTGGCGACGGTCGGCCATAGCCAGGCAAAGCCCGAACTCAGCGAGATTGATAACCCGCTCTACAACCGAGCCCACGACGGCGAGACGTGGAATCCGAAGAAGATCGTCGGCGTCAAGAACCTGAAGGAAAGCGCGCTTGTCATCCTTGAGCAGCGCGGCTTGATCAATGACGCGCAGGTGAGGGCGGGGGAACGGTTCCGGCGCATCTGGGAAGCCCTTGGCGGCGCTGGCGCTGGATCGTTCGACTATAGCCGCGAACCCGTTGACGGAGGCGGCCCGCGCTCGGCCCTTTCCGATCGTCAGATACAGGCCGGAATTGACCTTTCCGACTGCCGCCGCGTCCTCGGTATCGGATACGATGTCATGGTCAAGGTGGCAGGCGAGGGCAGGGCCGTTTCCGACCTCGCGCAGAGCAAGAACCTCCAGCGGGCCTATATAGAAATGCTGAAGCAAGGGTTGACCGCTCTTGCCGTGCATTTCGGCTATGAGAACAATGGAAAAATGAGAAAATCTGCTTGAATAGGCATTCCACTCGGAACCCGAATAGGATATATGAAAACTATAGTGGTGATTTGCGCTTAGGGCGCTCCAATTCCCCCGGATGCCGCAAGGACTACATGGCTTATGCGTCCTTGCATCTGTCGTCGGGGTGACAGTTTGGAATGGGGACTTCTCACGCAGTTGAGAGCATAGGCCATCCGGCTCTCGCCTATGCATAGGCTGCCCGCTTGTCGGCCCATTCCAAAGCCCATCGGGAAGGCCTCGGCTGAAAGGCTCAGGCTGGAACAAGAGCGAGGCGCTGCTGTCCCTTCGCCTTCCCGACCCCATACGGCATAGCCGTAACGCCGGCTGATCACCGGTATGAAGTGACGAACCCTTGTGGTGGTTAAGGTCGCGACGTCGATAAAGAAACGCGGCTGGCACTCGGGCAATGCCTCAGTAGAAACCCGGTCCTATCCGTAAGCCTGTAGGCAGGCATGTATCACCCACCTGTCGCTTGTCGGTAGGCTCAGGACGCGGTGCCTTGCGTATGCAGCCCGAGAGGGTGGCAGAGGTTGTAAGGTTAAATGGGGCCATGTTCCAAGCCTGTCCTGCTTCATTCGAGTACTTCGGAATTTCCGAATAACTGCCATCTCCCGCGGGAAGATGCGCCAGAGAGCCCGCCCCGGTCTGTCACCCGGTGGCGGGTTTCGCATTTCCATGCAGGTCAGCGAACAAGGGGCTGTAGTAGCGCCTATCAAACGAGTGACCCTGCAAGACCCACAGGCTTCGGCCGGTTGAAGCTCTTAGGATAGGCCCTCATGGAAAGCATTTTGATGCTGGCAGTTCTGCTGCTCGGCGCGCACTGGGTATGCGACTATCCCCTTCAGGGGCAGTTTCTGGCCGACGCCAAGGCCAAAGGCCCACTTCGGTTCTACCATCTTTGGGCCCACGCCGGCATCCACGGCGCCGCCGTCGCGCTCGTCACCGGCAGCGTCTGGCTGGGCTTGGCCGAGTGGCTGGCCCATACAATCATCGATGAGATGAAGGTGCGCGGCCGCACGACGTTCGCGCTCGATCAGGCCTTCCACATCGTTTGCAAGGCCGTCTGGCTGCTCATCGCTGTCGGTGCGGTCTGATTCTCATTTCAGGAGAGAGCGATGAGGGTTCTGGTCTGCGGCGGCCGCAACTACTGCAACATCGCGGAAGTCTTCTATGCGCTCGATCTGCTCCAGCCCTCGGTCATCATCGAAGGTGGCGCATCTGGCGCGGACGCTCTCGCTCGCCGGTATGCCGTAAAGCGTGGTGTCGCGATCCTTACATTCGAAGCGGACTGGCGGAAGCATGGCCGAGCCGCCGGCCCCATCCGCAACGGTCTGATGCTTGTAGCTGGCAAGCCTGATCTGGTCCTCGCATTCCCCGGCGGTAATGGCACAGAGAACATGATCAGCCAAGCAGAGAAAGCTGGCGTTCCTGTCAAGCCCGCCGCCTAACCCCTCCACCCCAGCAGAAAGGAACCAGCATGGCCTACGAACCGCACCAGCAGCGTGTCGTTGATGAAAAGACAGCGCTTGACGACAAGCACAACAAGCTACGCGACTTCCTCGGCCGGGATGACTTTGTGTCGATCGTCTCGGATGAGGCGGAACGCGAGCGCCTTTATCGCCAGTCTTCCATCATGGCCGAATACTCTGCGGTGCTGGGGCAGCGGATCGCCGCGTTCCCGCCTGCCCGAAGTACCGCCTAACCCGCGCCCACCCGAAACGAGAGCCGGGCTTAGGTCCGGCTTCTCAGATGCTTCTCTCTGTGTCCTCGGTGGAGGGTAGAGGTATGGGCTTCAAGAGACGTCACGCTTGTCGCCAACCTTTATATCGATGTCGCGGGTTACCGAGCGTAAGGCATCAATGATGTTGGTGAAGTCTTTGATGCGCTGAGGCGTCAGATCGGTTCTCTTCCCCGTAGAGCGATCGACTTCGAAAGTTTCCTGTCTGCCCTCTTTCATCGCGTCCAGCGCGGCTTGATAGCTGGAGATCTCACTTTCAAGCTTATCACGATAGGCGCGAAGTGCTTCATTCGCCACGATCAGTCCCCCCCCCCCCTGGTTAGCCGATGCCAGCCCTCAAAAAATGCGCGGCATGGGAGCATGGATCAAGCGCTGGCGAAAGGAAAGACGGCCACGCCATCTTTGCAATCGGCTCGGGCACAGCATCGGCAAGCAGGTAAGCCCGCAATCCCGCCCATCCGGGTTTTCATTTTTGAGGCAAGCCTGTGTCTTCACTCAATGCTCAACAGCTTCGGTTTGTGCAGGAATACCTGATCGACCTGAACGCGACAAAGGCGGCTGAGCGGGCCGGTTACAGCCCGAAGACGGCATATTCTCAGGGCCAGCGCTTGTTGAAGCATGTTGAGGTGAGCCAGGCTATCGAGGAAGCTCAGAAAGCCCGCGCCGAGAAGACCGAAACCGACGCCGCCTTCGTCCTCAAGCGCCTTGTTGACGAGGTGTCTGCCGATCTGGCCGACCTTTACAACGACAATGGTTCGCTCAAGCCGGTGAAGGAATGGCCGCTGATTTGGCGGCAAGGTCTGGTGGCTGGCATCGAGACCGAAACCCTCCGACCGCGCGGGAAGCAGGACGAGGACGGCGAGGGCGAAGAGACCGTCGTCATGAAGGTGAAGCTCTCGGATCGAGTGAAGCGCCTCGAACTCCTCGGCAAGCATATTTCGGTGAACGCCTTCCGCGAGCAGGTCGGGCATGGCGATCCGAACGGCAATCCGCTTCCGGTCGTCGATGACATGTCGAAGAACGACATTGCGCGCCGCGTGGCGTTCCTCCTGGCTCAAGGGCTGAACAGTGCAGCTAAGTGAAGTCCTTGCGGCGCTTGATGCGCTGCCGGCCAAAGCCCGGAAGGAAGTGATTGACGAAGCGATGAAGGCGTCGGCCGGGCGGTACATGATCCCGAACCCCGGCCCGCAGACGGAAGCCTGGTTCTCGGAAGCGGACGAAACCTTCTATGGCGGCGCGGCCGGTGGCGGCAAGACGACGCTGATTTGCGGCCTCGGGCTGGAAGAGTACCAGCCGGCGCTGATCCTCCGCAGGCAGGCCACGCAGCTCAAGGGCATCGAAGACGAGCTTGCCCGGATGCTCGGCACCCGGGACGGCTACAACAGCCAGTCCCACGTCTGGCGTCTGCCGAACGGCGGCAAGATCGAGCTGGGCGGCGTCCCGAATGAGGCCGACAAGGAAAAGTATCAAGGCCGGCAGCATCGCCTGAAAGCCTTCGACGAAATCACGCAGTTCACGGAAAGCCAGTACCGCTACATCATCGGCTGGCTTCGCGATGCGCAGGGCCGCCGGTGCCGTGTGGTCTGCACAGGGAACCCCCCGACGTCGGCAGAAGGCATGTGGGTCATTCGGTACTGGGCGCCATGGCTCGACAAGAGCCACCCGAACCCGGCCGCATCTGGCGAATTGCGCTGGTTCACCACGATTGACGGCGAAGACAAGGAAGTCGATGCCGACTATCTCGGCCCGAAAGGCGAGCGGCCACGGTCGCGAACCTTCATACGGTCTCATCTGGAAGACAACCCGGACCTGATGGCGACGGGGTATGCATCGCAACTCGAAAGCCTGCCTGATGATATCCGCGAACGCCTCCGCTACGGCTCGTTCGAGCCTGACACGAATGATGACCCTTGGCAGGTAATTCCGACCGCATGGATTCGGGAAGCGCAAGCACGATGGACGAGCACGCCGCCTGAACTCCCCATGACGGCGGTCGCTGCCGACGTGGCGCAGGGTGGGGCGGACAAGACACAAATCCAGAGCCGCCGGGATTGGTGGTATTCGTCGTTCGCAAGTTACAACGGCAGCGAGACACCGGACGGGCCAACCGTAGCTGGCCTGATCATCAAGGAAATGCGGGACAGGTGCCGCGTCATCGTCGATGCCGGCGGCGGGTACGGCGGGGACACCCTGACGCAACTCGCCCATGCCGATATCGATTGCTTCGGCTTCAAGGGTGGCAACGCCTCGGCCTCGACGACGCGCGAAGGCATGTACGGCTTCTACAACCTCCGTGCCCAAGCCGTGTGGCAGTTCAGGGAGGCGCTTGATCCTGCTTATAGCAGTAAGATTGCGCTGCCTCCCGATCCTGAGCTTGAAGCCGACCTCGCCGCGTTCCGATTCGAAATCCGCGCCCGCGGCGGCCGAGAGGAAATTGTCGTCCTTCCGAAAGAGTTGATGCGCGAACAACTCGGTCGCTCTCCCGACAAGGGAGATACCACCGTCATGCTCCACGCTTCCAGTGCCGGCGGGCTTAAGCGTCCGAAAGCAGCGCAGGAGCGGCGAGACGCCAAGCAAAGGGCATTCCGTGCTGTCACAGCCAATAGTGCGCTGAAGGACAAACTGAGAGGAAGGAAACGCTGATGGGTTTTCTCAAGCCTGACTACCCCGATCCGAAGCCGCCGGCCACCATGCCGGACGAGCAGGATGAAATGGCCCGCCGCGCGCGCCGCCGCCAGGTCTCCACTACCGCGGCTGAAAGCAGCTCGGCACAGACGCGCCTTGCACCTGTCCCCGGCACGATCGGCCGCGAATACTCCCGGCAGACCCTCGGCGCGCGCTGATGACTGATCAAGCCGGTCGCGATCTGCTCGAAATAGACGAGCGCATGTTCTCGTCCAAGGGGAGCATAGACAGCCTCCACCAGGAGATTGCCGAGTTCTTCTATGTCGAGCGCTCCAACTTCACGTCGGAGATCACCTATGGGGAGGAGTTCGCGTCTCACCTGACCGACTTTTATCCGACGCTGGTCCGTCGTGAGCTTGGTGATCAGATCGGGACAATGGTTCGCCCTGCCGACCGGCCGTGGTTCAAAGCCGCCGCCTCCAATGAAGACGTCTCCCGGGATCGCGCCGCCGCCGAATACCTGGAGTTCATGACCAACGTGAACCGGGCCGTGCTCTATTCGCGAGACAGCGGCTACCGCCGCGCCGCCAAGGAAAACGAGCACGACTTCGCCACCTTCGGCATGGGCTGGACGCAGGTCAGCTACAACAAGAAGCGCGACAACCTCCTCTTCAAGACCCACCATCCGAAGAACTGCGCCGGAGCCGAAGGCCCTGACGGTCAGGTCTGGCATGTCCATCGCAAGTGCGACATGCGCGCCCATGTGATGGCGCACTGGTTCGGGGAGGGGAAACTGCCTCAGGCGGTGAAGAACGCCCTTCGTGACAAGGACATCAAGACGGCCTTCAAACTTCGGCACATCGTCATACCTCTGGAACTGTACGAGCCGCATCGCAAGTTTCCCAAGGGTGCGAAGTGGGCCGATGTCTACGTCACGGAAGACGGGACGATTCTGCAGGAGTTGCCGGCCTTCACCTTCGACTACATTGTCCCGCGCTGGCAGACGGTGAGCGGGCACTTCTACGCCTTCTCTCCTGCCACGATCATTGCCCTGCCTCAGGCCCGTATGATCCAGCGCATGATGATGACGATCATCGAAGCAGGCGAAAAGCAGGTGGACCCTCCGCTGATCGCAACCGAGGACGTGATCAACAGCGCCATCGATATCAGCGCTGGTGGCATCACCTACATCGACAGCGAGTATGACGAAAAGCTCGGCGCGGCGCTCCGTCCGCTGGAGCTCGGGAAGAACGTTGGGCTCGGCGTGGATCTAATTTCCGATGCGCGCCGTATGCTGGCCGATGCCTTCTACATCAACAAGCTCCAGCCTATGGCTGCGGCTCAGCAGACCAAGACTGCCTATGAGACCTCGCAGATCGTGCAGGAGTACATCCGCAACGCCCTGCCGCTGTTCGAGCCAATTGAAGACGAATGGACGGGCCGCACGCTGGACCTGGTGACGGAGAAGGTCATGCGGGCAGGGGGCTACGGCCCTGTAGACCGCAATGGCATCCCCGAGGATATGCCCGATGTCCTGCTTGGCCAGAACATCACCTACGAGTTCAACAACAGCTTGAAGGAAGCCCGAGACCGGCAGGTCATCAACGGCTTTGTCGAAAGCGGCCAGCTTATCGCTCAGGCAGCTCAGGTCGA